AAGCAAGGAGCTTGAGAAAGAAACCTTCTTTCACCTAAACAAGATTCCCTATGAACCAAGCTATATAAATGGGCTTCCTGGTTATTGGGAATACAGACAACAAAATGCAGAGCATTGGATTTTAGATAAAAGGAAAAGACTTCCAGATGAATAACCAAAAAGAAAGGAACACACAATGAGTGAAACACAATTAGCAACAATCAACAACGGGGTTGCCCAGCATATTCGCCAAGCAACTGATGTGGCTGGAGCCTGTCGAGAAATCGTCAAGGCCACAGCCCAGAGGATTGGCAATAAGGATTATGTGAAGGTGGAGGGCTGGCAATCCATAGCAGTAGCCCATGGATGTGTGGCCTCTGCCAAAGATGTGGAGAGAGTTGAGGGTGGCTGGCGTTGCATTGGTGAAGTCAGAAGGATGGACAATGGCCAGGTTATCTCAACAGCAGAGGGCTTCTTGGGTGATGATGAGGAGATGTGGGCAAAGAGACCCACCTATGCTCGCAGGGCAATGTGCCAGACTAGGGCAATCAGCAGGGCTTGTCGTTCTGCTTTTGCCCATGTGGTGGTTCTCATTGACCGCAACCTATCAACCACACCAGCCGAGGAAGTTCCTATGGGTGGCTTTGAGGAGGCAAGGCAACTGAACACAGACAAATATGAGGAGCCATCCAAGGCAGAGATCAAGGAGATCACAGCAAAGCTGGTTGAGGAAAAGACAACTAAAGATTCTGAAATTAAGGACATGGTGGTTGGCTTTGGAAAATATAAAGGCCAGACCGTGAGGCAGATTGCCAGATCGTCTGAAGGATTTTCATGGCTGATGTGGCTGACTGAACAGCCCATGAAGAATGCACCAGATGGACAGCCCTATAAGAAGGATGTCCAGCTTCGGGCAGTAATTAAAGCAGTTATTGACGAGGATAAAAAAGATGACATCCCCTTCTGACTGTGCCCTAAATCAAATCGATAGGTCTTTGTCTGCCTTGGCCAACACGGTGGCAAAGAAAGAGAGGGAAGCCTGTGCAGAGCTTGTTCAATCCATGGCTGATGCAGAGGATGACCAGGTAAGGAAAGACCTTCTCAATGATGTGGCAACAGCAATCAGAAGGATGCCAAATGCCAAGTATTAACATTGAGATTCCCAAAACCAAGTTCGGACTAATTGAATGGAGGAACACAAATGATAAGCCGCAGGAAAATGATAGATGCCTTGTTGTTGTTGGAATCAGCGTTATGGTGGCTCGCTTCCACCGCAATGAATTTTATATGGACAACTGGACAAGGGCTAAAGCAGTTCGTTGGTGGTCGCCCTGGCCAAAGGCTCCTCTCACATAAGGAGATTTATGCGGGAAACCTTTTCAAGTATTGGGCAAACTATGGTAGGCGTGGGGCTCCTGGTGGGCTTTATATTGGCCGGGTTGGTCGGTATAATTCTGCTAGGGGTGTCCGGGTTGGGCAAGATTAGGAGGTTCTTCAATGAGCGTTAAGAGATTAACATACTTAAAGCAACTGCTTCGATACACCACAGCAAGGCTTAAGGATATGAGAAAAGATTGGAGCCATGCACAGGAAAAAAACTACAAGGACATCTTGGCTCATGCAGACTTGGCAGAGGTGATGGCCAAGGAGCTTTTGGATAGGGCAAAGAAATACCAGAAGCGTGACTTGGAGAGCGGTAAAAAGTGAAGTTGCACTGGCTTAAGTTTTACCCTGGCGATTGGCTTTCTGATGAAGCCTTAAGGGGCTGTTCCCCTGCGGCTAGGGGGCTGTGGGTTGATATGCTTTGCCTCATGGCCAAAAGCAAAAAGCACGGCTACCTAATGGCTGGTGATAGGCCAATGGGGGCTGAACACATTGCCAGAATCTTTGGGGAAAGCCTTGAAAGGACATCAGAGCTTCTGGTTGAGCTTGCACAAGCTGGCGTCTATTCTGTGGAGCAAGACACCATCTTTTCACGCAGAATGGTAAAGGATGAAGCAGGGCGTAAGTCCAACAGGCACAGGGTGTTAAAGTTTAGAAATGGCCATGTAATGCAAGTGAAACGTGAATGTAATGCTAATGTAATGCCGCAGAGACTAGAGGCTAGAGGCCAGAGGCTAGATATTAAGAGAGAGAGGACGCAGGAGCGTCCAACTCTCGCACAATGGTCTGAATATGCAAAGAGCATTGGATGGCAAGGCAAGGATGTGCAGGGAGCCTTTGATCACTATGAAGCCAATGGCTGGAAAGTTGGGGGCAAAGCCCCTGTAAAGAATTGGCAAGCCGCCGCAAGGAATTGCTTCAGACGGAATGGCAACCACACTCAAAAGCAACAAGAGAAAAAAGAATCACAAGACTTTTTAAGTGGAAGAGCTTGGGAACCATCAGATTATTGGGTTAGAAGAGGTTATGGAACCCACGAACAATGGTATGAGGCCGGGAGGCCATCTAAGTCAGACCTAGAATATTATGAGGCAGGAATCGCAGAATGGCCTACTCATCTAAAAAAATTCTGCACGAAAGGAAATAAAAATGGAACCATATAAACAAAAAATAAACTTAACCCCATACGAAAGAGATATTTTTTGCGGAATATGCTCCGAGCTTGGCGGAGTTTTCAAGGAAAAGGCAAAAAGGGGAGACCCAAAAAGGTTTAGAACAAAAGGAGTCATCAACTATTCACTCTACGGACTTATTCACGGATCATGGACAGGTAGAGACAGAGATAACGTAAATTATAGCATGGCAAATGAACAGCATCCTTTGATTGAATTGCTTAAAAAAGTTTTGAGTGATAAGCAATGGGAAGAGTTTTTATTTCATCAAAAAATGTCTCCACTTGAATATCATCAAACCAGAAACGAAACTTGGAATAAAAAGGAGCTAGAAGTTAAATGAGCCTACTCAAATCATTTGAAAGAACTGTGGATCGGGGTTTTGTGCCATATCGCAAAATCCAACCTGAATACAAATCGCTGGCCGATCAAGCAATGGAATTTGAAAAGGCGGTAACTATGCCAAAGCGAATCCAAGAGCTTGAGGAGCGGATCAAAGAGCTTGAATCAAGCCTTTCGATTATGCGACAGGCTAGGGAAAACGACCCGGTAAAGGCTTATCTTGAACCTCTTTGTTCGAGAATAGCCCAAATTGAAGCGCAAATAGGGCTAGAAAAGGCTCAAACCAAGGAACCGATAGATTTGCCACAAATCATCGTTCCGCACGAATTAAGGGTTCTTAAGGGCAAATATGGCAAGTGCAACAACCGCAAAATCGAGGTAGTGCAAAAGCGTTGGGCTTTGTGGAAAGTCCAGTATGAGGCGGGAATACCCCTAGCGGCGATTGCTAGGGCTTGGGGATGCGATCACGGCTCTATCTGCCACGCAAAAAAGCAGGGGTGGAATCCGAGCAAACAGGCACGGCACAACTACCCGAACAAAAGAAAGTCGGTAAAGCGATGAGCTTCTTTGCCGCCGAACAACTGGCGATGCCGTTCATAGAGGCAAAAGAGACCCATCACCCGATCAAGCCCATTGGATCAAAACAATGCCAGCAAGTCTTGTCGCACTTGCAGAGCGGGAAACCGATCACGGCGCTTGAGGCGTTGAGGCTTTACGGAATCTTTCGTTTGGCCTCTCGCATTCATGACCTGAAAAAGGCGGGTATGACCATCCAAAGCCGGGACATTCAGACGGAGAACGGCAAGAAGGTGGCCCAATACTATCTTTGAACAAGATTCAACCAGCCTTTGACAGGGGCTTAACAAAGCCTAAAGAAATCCCAAATGCAGACTGCACCCATAGAGAGTTCCCAGGCAAGGGCAGAGAGGCTCCTGGCCTCTATATGCCCAGAGCTTAAGAAGGTTACTGCCGGTGGCCGCTCCCATGAAAGAATCAAGATGCTACGCCAGGTCATTGAGAGGCTGATTCTGGAGGAAATACCTACTGCTGTTATAGCCAAGACCCTCAAGATGGAGCAACCAGTAGTGCAATATCACGCCAGGTGGCTAGAAAAAAACGGTAAGATTGTTAAGCCTAGCAGATTTGCACATTGGATTGATGCAAGGGGGGTGGAATGATTCAGCCAAACCAAGACCCAGCAGACAGCATCCTTGCCAGCTACACACCAGACATGGCAGAGCAGATAGACACCATTGAGGATGTGGTAAGGGAGAGGCTTGCCCAAATCAAGGGCATGAACCCAGGGGTTGGGCTGGATGAACTGGCAAAGATAGCCGCCCAAGTGGTTGAGGATACTCTGCACACAGAAATTAACAGCCCAATGCTCAAGACCAAAAGGGATGACACCCTGGACGAGGCTTTGCTTGCCCTGGCCACCAACAGAAGCCCAGAAAGCCTTACCAGCATTGCAAGAAAATACATCAACCCAATCACAGGGAAGCCATATACAAGGGCGGCTCTATCAGCACGGCTATCAGAACTAACACAAAGGACAGGGTTGGTGCTACGGGTGCAACGATCCCAGAGGGTTAGGGAAATCTACAAGGCCAGGGCTTTAAGGGTTCACCAGAGGAGACGGCTGGAATGCCCCAAGTGGCCAAAGGGAGCTTGGGAAAAAGGCATAAAAAAAACGGTAGGGAGGAGCAAGAAATGACCAGGGGAAGCAAAGTCCTATGTGTGGATGACAGGTTCCCAACAGACCTACTGCTGTTCTACAACAGCCTACCCATAAAGGATAAGGTCTATGTGGTTAGGGATTTGGGGGTTGGAATCTCATTGCAGGGTGAGCCAGGGGAGGTGGTTGTTTACCTGTATGGGCTTAAGAACCCATGCTCTAGTGTTCCACCCCATGCAGAAAGAGGCTTTGCACAGCACAGGTTTAGGGAGCTAGAACCCCCAGCCGAGGACAGCCAGGAGGCCGAATGCCCCCTGGAGGAACTGGCACACAACTAGGAGCATACACATGAGCAAGGCAATCACACGGGACAACGAAAAACAGATAGGAATTGAGCTACAAAAAACGGTAGCCAAGCTGAAGAAGGCAAGGGAAGAGGCCATCCAAGACATGGCAGAAGCCATCAGCCTTGCCTCTGATGCAGGGCAACTGCTGTTGTCTGCTAGGAGTGAGGGGCTAGACCTGGAGGTCATTCTAGAAGTAGCCGGAATAAACGGTGAGGAGGGCAGACGCCTGGAGAGGGTGGCCAAATCCAAGGCCATGCTGACCAACCCCAAGCCAGGGGAACTCAAGCAGTTGTGCCTATGGGCTGGCATCCTCCCAGACCCTATTGAAGGTTCAAGCCCTAGACCGCCCAGCCATTGGCTATCCTATGTATTCAAGGCAAAGCAATGGGTATCAAGGAAATCCCCAGGGCAATGGACTGAAGCACAAAGGGTTGAGTTTGTTGAGGAGGCCAAGCCCCTGGTAGAAGCCTGGATTGAGGCGGGTGGGAAACTTGAATAAAATGCACCAGCAACAGCATATGTATGGGTGCAGTTATGTCCATGTTTGGCAGGGCGTGGATTTACTCTGTTCCAGAATGGATGGCTACCAGGCTATCCATTTGGACTGCTCGGCCAACCAGGGCAAATCTTGTGGCCAGGGGCATATAAAAAAACGGTAGCACCCCCATGGATACCCCACTTTTAGGCACAACACCAGGCAATGGGACAGAAGGCATGGCCACCATAACAGGCTCTATTCAACCACTTACAATAGAAAGCACCACCAGCTACCACTACACACAAGGGGTTGCACATGGGCTATGGCCTACACACAAGGGCTTGTGCCTAGCCCTACTACTGGTAGGGGCTACCCTGGGAGCCTTGGCCTTCATGGGGCTGTTCCTGGTGGCTGGGCTTTTTTCTAAAAGTGGGTAGGCTACTTACAGAAGGAACTATGTTGATACACTACATACTTATGAAAGATAGGGCATTAGCTTCTGTAAATAGTTGTAGCCAAAGAAAATTAGATAACTTTTTACAGGCCGTTTCTGTGGCCGTCACTT